AGTTTATATGGGTGGTATTCTTTCTGGGAGACATCAGTTAAAGCATTGTATCGAGGAAAGCTAGCAGTCAATTAAGAACATTGAGGAATGGGAGTTTGAAAAAAGTTATAGATATTCTATTTTTTTATCATTAGAAGAGTATAATGATAAAATTATAGAGCAATTAATTAAAGGAGAACAAGTAAAGGAGTATGACACATTAAATACAATAGAACCATTATATTCAGTAATTAATAATCCTACAGTAAAAACATATAACGACAATTTGTTTTTTAAATTTTTGGTAAAGTTAAAAGCAACGGATTCTGATGGGAATGAAAATAAGTGTAGATATCCAGTAATTGTTATACTTTATCCGAAACAGAATATACTAGAAATTAGATTTGATTCTATTGGAGTATTGTATAGTAAGGATAAATTAAAGCATGTTTATCATGTACTTACATGGTTGAGAGAAAATCTGAATGCAAATATTACTCCAATAGATTTGAGAGATGTCGCGGATTATGTTAAGGAAAACGGAGAAGAGGATGGGGTTGTATTAGCTGCACAAGATATGAGAATGGCAAGCGGCGGAAAAGCAACTATTGATGTTGGAAATGATGATACTAAGGTATTGCCGTTTATTGGTGAACTGAAAATTTTGTTGAAGGAATATGAAGAAGAATTTAATAAGGCACCAGTGATAAAGACAGCTTTAGAAGAATTTATTTATGATAAAGAGAATTTGTCAGAGTTTCCTTGGGTTAAGTTTAGATTTGAAGAAAGATGTATTGAGATAAAAATTACTTTTGATTATGGAAGAGAGAATTTTTCATTGCTTCAGCATTATCATAGTCAATTAGTAAAAAATTTGGGAAAGGAGAGAATGGATTATGTTGCAACATACCTATCTGAAGTTAGAAATACTATTGAAGAACTCTCCAATAACGAAGATGGAACAGAAGAAGTTTTTAGAAGTCTTTAGTCATTATAAAGCAGGGTATTGGATATATCCGGGCGCACTTCATCGAACAACACATATATCAATTGGAAATATTTATAAGCTTTTAGATAAAGCAGAAAAGGCAGGAATTGTTAAATCGTATTTTGAAATAGTATGTGAAGGATGTAATGAAAGAGTAGGTGGAATGTATAGAAATTTAGATGACATGCCTGTAGAATATGTTTGTGATAATTGTGGCAATATAGGAAAAATAATAAAAAATACAATATTGATTTATAGGATGTTGGATGATGAGAAAAGTAGATAAAGAATTTACTTTAGAGGAATTGTTTGGATATTTAGATGAATTACCTGCTGATATGGAATGTTTTAAGATAGGGCGTTTATCAAAGGATTATCAGGCAAGATATAAAGATGCATATGATCATTTTATAGAGGTTAATGAAGGAGATTTCACAAAAAAGGAAAAAGGAAAATCATTAGAAGAACTGGTTCAACTTATGTTTCAATCTACAGGGCAATATTATCGTGTGTATGCAAACGTGAGAAATGGCTCAAATGAAATCGACTTAATATTGAGACTTTCTAATAAGGGTATGGCATTAAAACAACTAATTGATGATAAGTATCAAAAATTGATTGGTGAATGCAAAAATTATGACAAGAAAGTGTCGGTTACATATGTTGGGAAATTTTATAGTTTAATGAGAACCACACATTGTAATTTTGGAATAGTTTTTTCGTATCATGGAATTTCAGGAGAAAATTGGGGTGGCGGTAAAGGTTTGATAAAAAAGCTGTTTTTGTTAAGCGAAGGTAGTAGAGAGAACCTTTATATATTAGATTTTTGTAAAACTGATTTTGAAGAAATATTATCTGGTCAGAGTATATTTGAAATATTAAATAAAAAATGCTTTGAATTAGAGACAGGAGCAGATTGTATGAAACAAATAACTGAACACCCAAATGAAGAAAAAATGAAAAAGTATATAGATTGATGAATGTTTTAGATTCGTTCGTTTTTATAAAATTGTTCTTTTTATCCCATGTATGAAATGTAAATGAAGAAATAATAACAATCAAAGCACCCTCACCAGGGTGCCTTTCTAATGCAGTAAATTAGCCGGAACTGAGAGGTGGTGAGACTGAATGACGAAGAAACAGAAAAGGTTTGTAGAAGAATATCTGATTGATCTTAATGCTACTCAGGCGGCTATCAGAGCAGGATATAGTCCTGGTACAGCACAGCAGATAGGTTCTGAAAACTTGTCAAAACTTGTTATTTCAAACGCAATTGCAAAAGCGATGGCTGACCGGAGTAAGCGTACCGGCATCAATCAGGATCGCGTCCTTCAGGAGCTTGCAAGGATTGGTTTTGCAAAAATCACCGATATAATAGACCCGGAGACAGCGAAGATAAAGGAGGATGCTTCTGAGGATGATCTGGCGTGTATTCAGTCTGTAAAGATAAAGCCGAATGAATTTGGTACAGAGCGTGAAGTGAAATTATATGATAAAAAGTCTGCTTTGGTAGATTTAGGCAAGCATCTCGGCCTGTTCAAGGATAAGCTGGATATAGATATGGACATGGATCTGAATATTACGGTTGATTACGGCGAGGATGATTCTTCATGAATATTAGTGTAAGAGCGAATCCTTGTTTTAAAGAAGCTGACAGGAGCAGGAAGCGTTACATTGTCATGAAAGGTTCTGCTGGATCCGGAAAGAGTGTGGATACAGCGCAGAATTATCTTCTCCGCCTGCTTCAGGATAAAGGGCGGAATCTGGTATGTATCCGAAAATCTGATATTACGAACCGGGACAGCACTTATGCAGAACTTACTGGGGCGGCGTATCGGATGTTTGGAGATAGAACGGACCGCTATTGGAACATTAAGCAGAGTCCACTGCAGATTACCTGCAAAGTGAATGGCAATCAGATTATATTTCGCGGTGTTAATGATGAGAAACAGCGTGAGAAATTGAAATCTATTACATTTCAGCTAGGAAAATTGACCGATGTGTGGATAGAAGAAGCTACAGAACTGACGCAGGCAGATTTGGAGATTATAGACGACCGTCTCCGTGGAGAACTTCCATCAGGACAATTTTATCAAATTAGGATGACCTTCAATCCGGTGAACAAGAATCACTGGATCAAGAAGGTCTTTTTTGATAGGCGTGATCCAAATGTTCTGACACATCACAGTACATATCTAGACAACCGGTTCATTGATGCTGCATATCATGCCAGAATGGAAAGGCGTAAAGAAGTAGACCCAGAAGGGTATCGAATCTATGGCTTGGGGGAATGGGGAGAGATCGGCGGGCTGATTCTACACAATTGGGAAATAGCAGATATTTCACAGAATCTGGATGATTACGATGATGTGGCGATTGGACAGGATTTTGGTTTTAACCATGCAAATGCGATTTTGCTGTTAGGAATTAAGGATGACAATATCTATATCATTGATGAAATCTATGTGTATGAAAAAGAGTCATCTGAGATTGTTTCGCTTGCAATTGCAAAAGGGATTCCAGCAAACAGGATTATGTGGTGCGACAGTGCGGAGCCAGATAGGATTATAACTTGGAAGAACGCTGGGTTCAGGGCAAAGGCAGTCGAGAAGGAGAAGACAAAAGAAAAGAAATATCAATCTGCTCAGATCGATTGGTTAAAGGGCATTGTGGAAAAGGACAGAATAATCAAACGAAGGATATATGTTCATCCACAGTGTATAAATACTATGAAAGAACTCCAGCAGTGGAAATGGAAAAAGGATGAAAAAACAGGAGAATATCTTGATGAGCCAGTACCGGTTATGGATGATGCAATGGCGGCATTGCGGTACGGTGTTGAGGGATGGAGAAAGCCGAATCGAGTTATATTAAAAACCTTCAAAGGAGGAATTTAGATGCATAGAAGGAAAAAACCATATTTATTGCCAGAACCATTGTTGTGCAGCGCGGAGAAAGTAGAAAATGGCGTGTCAATGGAACTGGTGGAAGAATATATCAGAAAGCATGAAACCAGAATGCAGAGATATCTGTATCTGGAAAATCTGTATAAAGGATTTCATGATGTATATAAACAGCCAGAGAAGCCGGATTGGAAGCCGGATAACCGTCTGGCTGTGAATTTCCCACGGTATATTACAGAGACATTTTTGGGATATGCTTATGGTATTCCGATTAAGAAGACACATCCGGTTAAAGAGATTGAAGATTCTATCTGTGGGTTTGAAGACAGCAATGAGATTACAGATCACGAATATGAACTGTTCCGGAAGGCGTGTATTTACGGACATGCTTGGGAATATCTTTATCAGGACGAAGATGCACAGACAAAGATGACAGTCTGTACGCCGAAGGAGTTGTTTGTTGTATATGATGATACGGTGAAGGGCAGGGCTTTATTTGGGGTACGGTATGGGTATCATGGAACGGAAGGGGATTATATGGGGCGGCGGTATGGGGAGATACTGACCCGGACACAGATAGAGCCGTTTGAGGGCAGCGAGAAGCTTGAGCCGCAGGATAACCCATATGGATATATTCCATGTGTAGAATACCGGCTGAATGATGAGCGCATAGGAATTTTTGAAGAGGTTACCGGTCTTGTGGAAACCTATAATCATACAATCGGAGAGAAAGCGAATGATGTGGATGCGTTTGCGGAGGCGTATCTTGCAGTCCTGGGGGCTGAACTGGACGAGGAAGGGGTGTATAAGATTCGAGATAACAGGATCATTAATATGTATGGCACAAATGATGCAAAAGATATCCTTGTCCAGTTCCTTCAGAAGCCGACTGCGGACGGTACGCAGGAAAATCTTTTAAACCGTCTGGAAAAGCTGATCTATCAGGTTTCAATGGTAGCAAATATATCTGATGAAAATTATGGCACGGCTACTGCCGGCATTGCGCTTGCATATAAGCTGCAAGCTATGAGTAATATGGCACTTGGGTTTGACAGGAAGATAGAGAAATCATTACGGAAGAGGTATAAGATATTCTGTTCCCTGTCTACGAATGTGCCGGATCCGGATGCATGGAGGCAGGTGGATATTAAAACGACGCGCAACCTGCCTAAAAATATTACGGAGGAAGTAGCGGCTGCTTCGCAGTTAGAGGGGCTGGTTTCAAAAGAAACACAGCTTTCTGTATTATCCATTGTGCAAAATATTACAGAAGAGATGGAAAGGATGGAGAAAGAAAAGAATAGAGTAGAGAATGATACGGTAACAAATCGTATGTTTGGTGATTTTGATGGGAAGTAAGATATATTGGAAAGAGCGGGAAGAAGAACAGCGTAAGTATTACATAACCGAAGAGGCGGAATACCAGAGGCATATTGGCAGTATTTATGATTATATGATGGATCAGATCCAGAAGGAGATTAACGGGTTTTATACGAAATATGCGAAAAAGGAAGGTATTACGCTGTCAGAGGCCAAGAAGCGGGTATCGGAGCTGGATATGGAGGCGTATGGGCGTAAGGCAGCTAAGTATGTGAAGGAGAAGGATTTTTCTAAAGAGGCTAATGAGGAAATGCGCCTTTACAATGCTACCATGAAGATTAACCGCTTGGAGATGCTGAAAGCGAATATCGGGCTGGAGCTGGTGGACGGCTTCAACGAACTCCAGAAGTATTATGACCAGATTTTGACTGAACGGACGTTGGAGGAGTTTGGGCGGCAGGCGGGAATCCTTGGGGATACGGTTCTGGATAATGCGCAGGCGGCACATGCGATTGTGAACGCTTCTTTCCATAATGCCAAGTATTCGGACCGCATCTGGATGCATCAGGATATGCTGAAGGCGGAACTTAACAAACTGCTGCGTCAGGGACTGCTCCAAGGGAAGCATCCAAGAGAGCTGTCGCGCCATCTGGTGAAGTTGTTTGGAGTAAGCAGGAGTAATGCAGAACGTCTAATGCGGACGGAGCTGGCCAGGGTTCAGGTGGAAGCGCAGATGCAGTCGTTTGAGCGGAACGGGTATGAGAAGTATGAGTTTATCGCTCTTGGCGCCAGTGCCTGCGAGGAATGCAGGAAGCTGGATGGGAAGCATTTCAAAGTAAAGGACAGGATGCCGGGGGAGAATGCTCCGCCGATGCACCCAAACTGCCGGTGCAGTACGGCGGCTTGGATAGATGATGAAGAGTATGAGAAATGGCTGGAAGGGAAAGAGAAGGGCAATAGTTATGAAAACATCTTAGATATCATGAAGCTTTCTGATGATGTGGACTATAAGAGTATCCAAGGAATGACAAATGGTCTAAGGAGTGAAATAAGGAATGCAATTCATAAACTCCAGGAGGAATATGAAATAAAGTTGTCAACTGTTACATCAGAAAAAATGAACCGAGGAGATATCTTTGGTTCTGGGCCATATATTGATGCAGAGGGGAAGCTAAAATTTGCACTTGCGCTTAACTCTAATATTGATTACAATACAGTTAAAAGAAGAATAGCTTCTAGGTATTCTAAGGGAATCTTTGCCGGCAAGAGTATCGAGGACTATGTAGCTCATGAAATGGCGCATATTATGATGTATCAGGATTGCAAAGATGAAAATTCGTACAAAATAAAAAAGGCTATAGTTGAAAAATTATTTGTAGGTGGAGTATCAGGATATGCTGATAAGAGGAAGAGTGGGGATGAGTCGTTGGCCGAAGCGTTTGTTAGATACAGAAATGGCGAAAAGATACCTTTACAGGCGGAAATCCTAATCAGGGCATATATAGAAAGGTGGAAAAAATAATGCTGTCATTGCCGAAATGTGAATTTTGTAAATGGTTTCATGAAGAATCATATACTTGTGATGCTTTTCCAGAAGATATTCCTAATAATATTTTGTGGGATTCAGAAGAGAGTGAATGTAATAATGGAATAAAATTTGAGGAAAAAAAGTAAGAACCACCAGTCGTTATGGCCGGTGGTTTTATTGTGCTAGTTTTTCTGATGAAGGAGGAAGGTGCATATGATCGAAGTAAGAGTTAGAAAAAACTATATCCAGGTATCCGGCCATGCCGGCCATGCGCCGCCTGGACAGGATATTGTCTGTGCCGGTGTTTCTGCGCTTACACAGGCTTTGTTGATGTCTATTGATAGTCTGGCAGAGGACAGAATTAAATATAGGATATCGCCCGGAAGGGCTGATATATATTATGGGAATCTTTCGGAGAAATCGCGTACTCTGGTGGATTCCTTTTTCATTGGCGTCTGTTTGATTGCTGATGATTTCCCGGATAATGTCCGGATTATTTAAGAAACTATGAAAATTTAAAGCGGATGCTGTGGGGCTTTGGCAATGCAGTGGACGCAGGAAGGTAGGAAAGAAAATGAAATTCAAAGAATTCAAAAAGGTGATGATGGGACTGCAGCTATTTGCAGGTGGTGAAGGAGACGGGGCAGATGGCAACGGAACCGGCGCCGGAGATGGAACGGGCAGCGGCGGAGAAGGTGATGGGGACAACGGAAACGGTGAAGGTAAAAGCTTTGAAGATTTCCTGAAGGATCCTGAAAATCAGGCGGAGTTTGACCGCAGGGTTGCGAAAGCGCTTAATACGCAGAAAGAGAAACTGGACGGGGAGTATCAGTCCAGTCTTGAGGAAGCGAAAAAAGAGGGCGAGAGATTGGCAAAAATGAATGCCGAACAGAAGAAGCAGTATGAGGCCGAGAAAAGCGACCAGTTAATCAAAGATCAGCAGAAGGAAATAGAGAGGCTTAAACAAGAAGCTATGAAAGCCGAGCTGTCAAAGGAAGCTGCTAGGATTATGAAGGCCGATCACTCTATTATTGCAACCCAGGACATGCTTGATTTTGTAGTAGGTGAGGATGCAGATGCAACAAGAGCGAATATCGGTAAGCTTGTTGGCATCATTCAGGAGGACCGTAAGTTTCAGGAAGAAAAGCGGGCGACAGGAAGAACGCCGAAGTCTTATCGCAGCGGTGGCGACGTGATGTCTGAAATTGATAAACGTATTGCAAAGTATCAGTAATGAAGGAGAGGGAAGATTATGAAGAAAAGAAAGATTGACTTACAGTTATTTGCGGCAGGTGAAAATAATGATCTGCCGGCAAGAAGCTATCAGATGGAGTTTAAAAAGCTCCTGGAAGCAGTATTTAAGAAGCAGGCGTATTTTGCGGATTTCTTTGGCGGAGGAATTGAGGCGTTAGATGGAGTACAGGAGAATGAAACGGCCTTTTATGTGAAAACGTCAGATATTCCGGTGGTTGTTGGGTCTGCGTATGACAAAGATGCAAATACAGCATTTGGTACAGGCACAGGAAAGTCCAGCAGGTTTGGTGAGAGAACAGAGGTTATTTACTCCAACACTCCAGTCAAGTATACCTGGGAATGGGTATTCCATGAAGGGATTGACCGTCATACAGTAAACAATGATTTTGATGCCGCCATAGCAGACCGTTTGGAGCTGCAGGCGAGAGCGAAGACTGCAAAGTTTAATGAAGCACATGGAAAGTTTATTTCCGATTCTGCCGCAAAGGAGGTTTCTATTGCGGATTATACTGCGGACAATGTGCTGGAACTGTTTGATACGTTATCGGCATATTTTAACAACATTGAGGCGGTTGGCACAAAGGCTGCGAAGGTAAATTCCAGCCTTTATAATGCGATCGTTAATCATCCGTTAATGACTACTGCAAAGAATTCAGCAGCAAGCGTAGCGGAGAATGAGGTGACGAAGTTTAAAGGCTTTATTATTCAGGAAGTTCCGGACGGGTTGTTCAAAAATAATGAGTGCTGCTATGCATATATTACTGGTATTGGGAAGGCGTTTACAGGAATCAATACTGCGAGAACAATTGAGTCTGAGGATTTTGACGGCGTTGCTCTGCAGGGAGCAGGGAGAGCCGGAGAGTTTATCCTTCCGGATAATAAGAAAGCAGTTGCGAAAGCAAAGTTACTTACGACAGGAGCATAGGAGGTAAAAGAGTATGTATAAGGTAATTAAAAGATTTCACGATTTGCAGGATGCAACAAAGACGAAGGGCGGGACGGTTTATTTTGAATATAACGTAGGAGATACTTTCCCAAGAAAGGGCAGAGAGGTGTCTGAGGAAAGGATTGCGGAGCTGGCCGGAGACGGCAACGGGCAGGGGGTACCGCTGATTAAGCTGGTGGAAGAGGCGGAAAATGATTCTGGGGCGCCAGCAGCTCCGAAGAAGAAAAAGGCTGCTAAGAATTCAAAGAAGGAATCGGACGCAGAACTTGATGAGAATTCTGGCGCAGAATAGGAGGCGCAAAACATGGCGGTACTGGATGATGTAAAGCTTTTGCTGGATATATCGGAAGAAGATATTGACAGAAAGCTTGTGCTTATTATTAAAAATGCAGAACAGCAGGTACTGTCATATCTGCCGTCTGGTTTAAAAGAAGTTCCGGAGGCTCTGTCATATATTGTCTGTGAGCTTTCTGTATCAAGGTATAACAGGATTGGAAATGAAGGGATGTCCAGCTATAGCCAGGAAGGGGAGAGTATTACATACGGTGATGATCTCTCCCCGTATCTTTCCGCTATTGAGGTATGGAATAAGAAGCAGCAGGATAATACAAGAGGGGTGGTGCGGTTTTTATGAGATATGATACTCCGGTTTATTTTCAGAAGGTTGTATCTGGGAATTATGAGGCTGCAACCGGGAATTATGGGGAAGATGCTGTTGTTGAGGAAAAGAGGTATGCGGATGTTACCGATGCAAGAACGGATACATTGAATCTTGTTTATGGTGAAGTTAAGCAGGGAGCCAGGGTGGTACGCCTCCAAAGGCAGTACCGGGGAAGGTTTGACCGCATCAGGATCGGGGATAAGGTATACCGGGTTGATTTTTCCAGGAACTTCCGGGTTAAGCAGGTATTTGTGGTAAGTGAGGTGCAGTGATGGCAGGCGTAAAGATGGTCGGGGTTAAAGAACTTAAGGGGAGGCTGACTGATGCTGCGCAGATGAAAGCAGCAAAACAGATTGTGCAGAAGAACGGCGCGGAGTTACAGGCGAGAGCGCAGGGGAATGCGCCGGTGGATACCGGAAACCTGAAGCGCAGTATCAGGCTGGAGATCAGGGATGACGGCTTGACGGCGGAATCGAATGCTGCGGCAGAGTATGCCCCTTATGTGGAATGGGGAACGCGCTTTATGAAGGCGCAGCCTTTTATGCGGCCTGCATTTCAGGTGCAGAAGGAGAAGTTTAGGAGTGATATGAGTAAGCTTGCAAAGTGAGGTGATCGGATTGGATCCGCAGCAGGAGCTTTTTACAGAGTTATTATTGAATATTCGGGCATTGGGGTATGACGTGTACGACGGATTTCTGCCGCCGGAAGGAACGCCGTACCCTTTTGTATATCTGGGGGAATGCCAGCAGACAGATGATGCAAATAAGACTGCTGTGTTCGGCAATGTGTACCAGACGATCCATGTCTGGAGTAATACGCCGAAGAACAGGGGGACGGTGTCTGCTATGTTGCTGGCAGTCAAACAGGCATGCAGGAAGGTGGAGCATACCACGAATTTTGCATGGGATTTACGCAATGCCAGTCAAAGGGTATTGCCGGATGGCACGACGAAAACGCCTCTGCTTCATGGTATTCTTGAAGTGGAGTATAAATTTAGTTAAAGGAGAGAAGAGATTATGAAAAGAATGGATTTACAGCTTTTTGCAGAAGCGGTATCTGGGAAGAAGATTGTTTATCTGTACCGGCTTTTGAAGGATGAAGCAACAAGTGACGGTACAACGCTTGCTTTTACAACGGAGAATGGGAGGACGAAGAGCAAGGATGCGGATTCGACGGCAACGAAGGACGGCTCTATCCGGACGCCGGGAACTGCGGAGGTGGAGATTACTGCGACCAGCATTCTTGCGAAAGGCGATGAGATGGTTGAGAAGCTGGAGAATGCAATGGATGCGGATGAGCTGATTGAGATCTGGGAGGCGAACTTGGAGGAACCGGCGGAATCCGGTGACAATAAGTTTAAAGGAATGTATTTCCAGGGATATTTGACGGAATTTGAGAAGACTTCATCTGCAGAGGATTATGTGGAGTGTTCATTAACGTTCGGAATCAATGGAACCGGGAAGAAGGGCGACGTGACCGTAACGGTGGAGCAGCAGGAGATTGCGGAGTATGTATTTAGGGATACGCAGAAATCAGGGGCGTAAGGGACGTGTAACAGCGTCCTCTTATTATACGCCGGCAAAGGTAAGGGGCTGTTAATAGATTTATGCGCAGCGCCGCACAGAAAGGAGATTGGGCTATGATTTTAAAAATTAAGGGAGCAGATTACAGGGTGAAGTTTGGGGTAGGGTTTGTCCGGGAGCTTGATAAGAAATATTATACAATGAATAAAAGCGGTACGGTAAAGTTCGGACTCGGTCTTGAGACTCAGGTGCCGATTCTTTTGTCGGGAGATTTGGTTGCACTTTCAGAATTTTTATTCCTTGGCACCTGTACGGAAGAAAATAGGCCTGTACAGAAAGAGGTTGATGAATATATTGACCAGGCGGAGGATGTGGAGTCTCTGTTTAATGAAGTGATTAAGGAGTTAAAGGAATCCAATGCCACGAGGATTAAGATGGGGGAGTTGGAAAAGGCTCTAAAGGCCGAGGAGGATGCCCTGAGAGCAAAGAAGGAGACTCTGAAGAAATAAAAGGGTCGGCGGAGCAGTATGAGGAGATCGTGCTTAACAGCATCCGTTATCTTGGGATGAATGATTTCGCGGAGATCGGACGGATGACGCTTTATGAATATGATATGCGTATGACGGCCTATCGGCTGAGGCAGGTGGACAGGGAATATGAGATCCACCTGCAGGCGTGGCTGAACTGGAATGTGCAAGCTATGAAGAAGAAGGGAAAACATAAGCGTGTACCGGTATTTAAGACATTCCGGCAGTTCTTTGATCATAAGAAGTGCATTCGGGATATATTAGAGGGCGAAAGCGAGGAAGGCAGGCTTGCCAGGGCAAAGAAGCAGGGGATCGTGAACCTGTTGAGAAAGCAGAAGGAGGGAAAAAGGGCGCATGGAAACTTATAGCACAAAAGCGGTACTGAGTGTAGCGGATAATGGATTTACATCCAAGATGAGGAGCGCCGCTGCTTCTGTGGAGGATCTTGAAAGCACAAGCCGGAAAGCGTCCAACAGTATAACGAATATCATGAAAGGCGCTGGAGCTTTCAAGGTTGCGTCAATGGCAGTGGATACGCTGAAGAATTCACTGGCTGGGGCAGTGTCGAGATTTGATACTATGAACCAGTTTCCTAAAGTAATGCAGCAGATTGGTTTTAGCGCTGAGGAGTCTGAGGCATCAATCAGTAAGCTGTCGGATGGGATCCAAGGCGTTCCGACGTCCTTGGATGAAATTACAGCTTCTGCGCAGAAATTGGCGATGCTGACGGGCGACCTTGGAAAAGCAACAGATGCGTCTATTGCTTTGAATAACGCTTTTTATGCGTCCGGCGCTTCTTCGGCTGATGCGTCCAGAGGACTTGTACAATACACGCAGATGCTGTCAAAAGGAACGGTGGACATCATGTCATGGCGTACGCTGCAGGAGACGATGGGCATTGCGCTTAGGGACTTGGCTGAGGCGTTTGGATATGCCGGTTCTGCTGCGACGACAGACCTATATGCTGCGATACAGTCCGGGCAGATTACCTTTGATCAGTTGAATGATAAGCTTATAGAGCTGGACGGCGGCGTTGACGGGTTTGCAGCGAGGGCATCTGCGGCAAGTGCGGGTATCGGTACTTCCCTTACCAATATGGAGATTGCAGTGACGAGGGGAATGGAAGGGATTATCCGTTCAACTAATGATGCATTGGCGAATAATGGACTTCCGGGATTTCAGGAGATGATTGAAAACACTACGTCTGGCATTAATCAAGCTTTTTCTGTAGCGTCGAAAGGCGTTGAAGTGCTGGTGAATAACCTGGATGTGCTTGTTCCGGTTCTTGGAACGGCGACAACAGGTTTTCTTGCTTATAAAGCGGCAATGAACATTAGCAGCAGGGCGGCAGAACTGCGAAAGGGCATGGCGGAGGCTGTTGGAACGCTGAGGGCGGCAGCGGACGCAAGCAGGCTGGCTGAAGCGTCTGCATTGGCGCGGGCGAAGGCTGATAAGGCAGCGGAGCTTGCGGATAAGCTGTGCCGGAAATCTGCGGTAGCGTCAGCGGCGGCGATTAAGTCGAAAGCGGCGGCGGAGAAGGTTTCTGAGGCGGCTGCCCAAGCGAGGGCGCTTGCGGATGCAGGAGGGGCTGAAGCGACTGGGTTAAAGGCTGCAGCAGACAAGATGGAAGCCGCCGCGGCAAAAGCACAGGCAAATGCAAACAGGGATGCAGCGAGGGCGGAGACGTTGAAAAGGGCGGCGGAGAATGCGGATACGAGGGCGACAGCTTTGAATACGGCAGCGGAGGGGGCGAATACGCTTGCGGAAACGGCTGGGGCGAAAGCGGCGACGGTCAGTACTATAGCGATAGCGGCAAAGACCGCCATGCTGGGGGTTTTGTCGGGTGAATTGGGCATTGTGGCGGCAGCGCAGATGGTGTGGAATAAAGCAATGAGCGCGAATCCCATAGGGATAGTCATTACAACAGTAGCAGCGTTGGCTGCGGTATTGGCGGGAGTTTCTAAGGCATTAGAGAAGCTGGATACAGAATCGGCAGAAGCAAGAAAAAGGAGAGAAGAGACCATAAGCTCATCAAAGGATTTGATAGAAGCTTTAGAGTCAACAGGGAAGGCTTATGATGAGACTGTGTCAGATATTAAGGCGCAAGCATCTGCAAATGATGAGCTTGCAGGCAAGATTGAGAAGCTGGCTAAGAAAGAGCATAGAAGTGCTGAGGAAAAAGCTGAGCTGCAGT